CCCTAACCTAAGTTCAGAGTACGCAAGCTCTTTATGATATGATCCGAGTATCTAGATCAAAGGATACAAATGAATATCACTACCGCTAAATATACAACCTTTATTATCACTCTCTTAATCCTATGTGCTTACTTCCCCCATGTCATGGCTTGGCTTAGCACAGGGATATCAGGCTTGATTGGTTGGCTCTTATTCACAACAAAAGAGCATAGTAAAGCACAAGCACAAGCGATTGAAGACCATATCCATAAAGCGATTGAAATCCACGACAAGCTTGCACACATGGAAATTTTGATGAATTACAAGATTGAAAAGGCAAAGCAAGAGGCAAGGGATGAGGCAATTTCAAAACTTGATGGGGAATGGAAATGATTGGTTTAATTCTTCAACTTGGTCTTTGGGTAAATACTGATGGATCAGAGCATCATGTTAATTGTCCCATTATCTATGAGCAAGAGCAAAGACTTCCCGTTGGTTGTATGGTACTAGAGCAGGGAATTTTATACACCCCAACACATTACATTGATACAAAAGTGAGTCAAGCTGGGGATAAGGCTCAGATAAGTGCATTGCAAGAACAAATTTCAGTCTTGCGAGCAGAGCTAGTAAATGCTCAAAATCAAATCACAAAATGTTTAACTCAGCCTCAACCTAGTACAACTCAACCCTTTATTTATGGGGTACTAGCAGGATCCGTTTTATCTGGAGTCTTATTATGGAACAAGTAACTTTAACTTATGCAACTCTCTTAGGTCTTGTAGGGCTTTTCTATACTTCTTTAAAAGAGAAACAAGAGCAAGCCAAATCACTAGGGAAATTGGAAGAGAAAGTAGCAAGCTTGGAAGCTAAGCAACAAACCTTGCATGAATTAGTGGAAGCATTACAAGAGACAAAAATCGCCGTAGCAAGACTTGAAACAAAGATTGATGCGTTACTCGGTAGTAAGGTGCATTAATGGATCAGTATTCTTTACTTACACATAGTGCGAATGATGAGATTTTGGCAACAAAAATAACCTATGCTCTGACAAAATACTCAGCCTTGCTTGAGCCAGATGACAAGTCTTTAATGTGGCGTTGGTCATCCATTATCAAGGGGATTTGTGAGCCTTATCCTATTACAATTTCATACCACATACCTCTCCAACATGCCATGGATCTATTTCAGTTCGATCTAGGTATAAAGATCGTACATATCTCAGAAGACGAGCATTTTTACCCCTCACAAGTCATTGCCCATAGAAAGATAAATAGGGGGAAAGGTGTTATAGATAGCGAAGCTGAATTGATCTTAAAAGAGAGCATCCACAAGGCAAGAGTTTCATACCTAACGCTTATCAATAGGGGCGTTGATCCTCAAATCGCTAGCCTATGTTTACCTCAATCAATCTATGTTGATTGTCACTTATCTGGGGATATTCATACATGGGCTTGTTTTTTCCTTGCTCTTAAAGAAGACGATAAGCAGGCTTGGCAGTATATCAAGACGCATGGTAGTAGCATGCTCAAGCTAATCAAAGAAGTTTACCCCCTCACAATGAAAGTACTAGGTTTTAAATGACTGACTCGTTCATCTTATGTTGGTGGATCATGATGCAAATTATTGCACCCTCTGAAGCACCTATCTCCCCAGGTTATAAAAAGTTAATAGGTCGTACTCTTATGGATCGTGTTGTTCAGTGTGAGCAACTACATGACCATGCGGTAAGACATGATGTAAATAAGTATCTTGTTCTATCCATTGCTTTCCATGAGAGCCGATTTGTGAGAGATGCTCTATCAAATAAAGGTGCAAAAGGTGCTATGCAAATCATGCCCAAGTACAAGCCTTGTGCAAAATGTAGCGATGCAGAGAACGGCGTTTTAATGCTCAAGAAAATGCTTGATGATCATGGGGGGGATGAATGCAAGGCAATTGGTTTTTATGCAACAGGGAAGATCCTACCAAAATGTGGACCATATGGGAATAGTATCCAAAGCCTAGCAAATCAAATTTATGACTATGCCGTACTCATGGGGATTGATGACGGTTGCTAATGAAAGCTAAATTTTTAAAATTCAGAATCGCTCAGTGCCTCCAACTGGCTAGCTTATCACCTTGTACTAGAAGACAATTTGGGGCGGTCATTGTAAATCCTAGCTCAAACTCAATCCTAGCTGAAGGCTACAATGGGACGCCAAGGGGACATAAACATGATCTATGTGGTACTGGCGGTTGTCTTCGTGATTGTGTACAAAGTGGGACAAGGCTTGAAGTAGGTTGCCACCATGCTGAAGCGAATGCTCTGATGAATGCACTCCGTACTCATGCAGATATTAGAGGCTCTATCATGATCGTGAGCGGTGAACCTTGCCTTATGTGTGCTAAACTTATTCATCATTCAGGTATAGAAACAGTCTACACAATTCAAGGCTCTTACTCGGCGGTGGATGGTGTAGACTACCTAAAAGAGAATAATGTAGAAGTAATCAAAGTCACACATGAGGGGGATATCATATGAGCGAAATGAAAGACGATTTAGAGGTTTTTGCTAAAGCAGCAATCAATTTACTGAAGCAAGCAATGACGGAAAACCTTGAAAAAGAAGATGATACCGAGTCATTTGCTCGTAGTCTACTGGAGCAAGGTACTAACACGCCAACGGTCATGAGCAAGGAAATTAACCCCGCTGATATTGCAAATATTGGCATGGTTAATCTAGAGCCTACTCACCGAGGCACATGGGGATTAACCTTTGATATTTTAAATGCGATGTCCCGTGTACCCGTCATCTCTTCCGTTATCAACACAAGAATAAATCAAGTAGCAGAATTTGCTAAGGCAGTGAATGAGGATGACGGTCTAGGCTTTCAAATTCGCTTAAAAGATCGTAAGGCTCTAGCTACTGATGAGGATAAGCAAAACATTTTAAAAATCACTGAATTTGTTAAATCTTGTGGGGACAACCGAATTACCTTTGAAACTGACTTTGAGGGCTTTCTTCGTATGCTTGTCAGAGACTCTTTGATCTTTGATCAAGCATGCTTTGAAATCGTTCGTAATGAGAATGGTTATGTATGCGGTTTTCTCAATGTGGATAGCTCAACGATTAGAAGATCAGCCTTGACCGATGAAGAGAAGAAGCAAGGGCGTCGTTCACCTGATGGCGTGCAATTCGTTCAAGTTTTGAATAACCAAATCGTTGCTCAGTATAAGGCTCTTGATCTATGTTGGGGTATTCGTAGACCTAGATCAGAGATTAGATTTAGAGGCTACGGCTTTCCCGAATTGGAAGAGCTTGTTAAGGTAATTACACATATTTGTAATGCGGAAGTTTTCAATAGTAATAACTTCACGAATGGGATTAGTGCAAGCGGGATTATTGCAATCAAATCAAAGATGAATCCAAATCTCTTTAAAAGCTTTAGAAAAGAGTTTTATTCAATGCTGACGGGTGCAAGCAATAGTAAGCGTACCCCGCTTATCCAGCTTGATCCTAGTAATAATGAAGAAGTTCAATCTATCAATTTGAGCAACACAAATCGAGAGATGGAATATCAAGAATGGATGAATTACCTCTTGAAGATTACTTGTGCAATGTTTCAAATCGACCCAGCTGAAATAGGTTTTAACTTTGGGGTAGAAGGTCAATCCTCAGCTATTTTCTCCATGGGGGTACAAGATCGAGCAATCTTATCTAAAGAGAAAGGTTTGAGACCACTACTTAGAGCAATTGAAAGTTGGATCAATCGCTACATTATTGATCAAATTGATTCAAGGTATGAATTAACTTTTGTAGGTCTTGATAGTATCCCCAAGGATAAGCAACTTGAGATGGATCTTAAAAAGATGGCTTTCATGACTTTGAATGAAATTCGAGCCAAGTACGATTTGCCACCTCACCCCATGGGAGATAAAATAGGCAATCCACTTTTCAATGCTCCACCTACCCCTCCACAAGAAGAAAAAAAGCAAGAGCCTCAGATCGTATCGGATCAAGAATAAGTATCGTATATCAATCAAAAAGAAAAGAATATACAACACTTTACACTAGATAAAACTTTCACAAGGTTGAAAAATAACATGGCTGAAGCAAAACTTTCTTATCCAGTACCTAAGACGGTCAGAGAGAATGCAAAGCGGGGATTAAAATTGAGAGCCGAGACAGGTGGCAAAGGTGGTCTCACAACCCAACAAGCGGGCAAGCTCAAGATTGGTAGCGGGGTAGCTCGTGCCAACTCCCTCATTCATGGGAATGTGACTTACGACACGATCAAGCGAATGTACTCTTTTTTCTCTAGGCATAAGGTTTATAAAGAGAGAGGGTATCATAACGATCGTAAGAGTAAGGCTTATATTAGTTGGCTACTTTGGGGCGGGGATGCAGGCTTTACATGGTGCAAAAAAATCATTCGACAACATGAACGGGCTCTAGCTGAAAAGTCAGGGCCATTCTTAGACCTAGTGTTACAATCGATATAAAGAAAGAGGTTGCATACATGAATAAGAGCTATTTTTCCGCATGGACAAGCATTGATCTATCCAAGGATGACAGCACAAAAACCGATGATAAGCTTGGTTTTGTCAAAGGTATTGTTTCATCCGAAATTGAGGATCAAGCGGGGGATATCATCAAGCAAGATGGGATTGATTGGACATATTTCCTAGATAAAGGATATTTCAATTGGGAGCATCAATCAGGACCAGAAAACATTCTAGGCTACCCCACTAAGATCATTAAGGGGGAGGCTGAAACCTCGGTGGAAGGCTACCTCTTTCTTGATCGACCAAAGGCTAAGGATGCCTATGATATGGCTAAAATTTTGAAGGATGTTCAAGCCCCCCGTTCAATTGGTTTCTCTATTGAGGGACAAGTTATTGAGCGGGACAAAGCAAATGATCATATTATCACAAAAGCAAAGATATTAAATGTATCCGTTACCGCTCACCCATGCAATCCAGATGCCAAACTAATGGTCAAGGCTCTTGCAGATATGGAAGAAACAATGAGAAAGAAAGCTACAATCGAGCCTACTCTTCTTAAAAACCTTGAGGAAGATGAAGCAAAAAAGACTGAGGCACAAGCAAACATGGCTCAAACAGAAGATGAGAAAAAAGCTTATGCAACCGTGGAAGATGCTCAAAAAACTCAAGCAGAAGAGACTCAAAAGAATGACAACGCCGAGCCAAAAGCAGATGATCAAGGATCTAAAAAAGACGATCAAGAAGCTAAAAAAGTAGAAGAAGAACAAGCTGAAAAGGCTCAAATCTCTAAGTCAGAAGATGACAATGAAGATGATATGAACAAGGCTGAAGACTCATCACTAGGTGAAGACTCATCACTAGGTGAAGATGATGACTCTTTAGAAGACTCTTCCGTAGGTGAAGATATGGATGATCTTATCGGTGACATTGAAGCCGTCTATAATTATCTTGAAGGTCTTCTTGAAGGCTTAAAAAATGCAATGCAAAAGCAAGGTGGATACAAGGCTAGCTATGCTAAAAAGTCAATTCCTGATCTTAGTATTGTATCAAGCCGTGATTTACTTTCTCGTATCCAAAAGCATTTTCCTACAATGAGCGAAGATCAATTGAAATCAATCACTCGCAAATGTACCGATATCATTAGAGAGTACTTTGTAAAGGATTAAAGATGAAAAAACAAATGACAAAAGATGCGGTAGATCAATTTTTTATCGCTCTCAAAAAAAGCATTCCATCTCAAGGGGATACCATGACCAAAGCAACACAAATTGCCAAGTCCGCTGATCAAGCTTTGAATGCACAAGCTACCACTATTGAAGCTTTGGCAAAAACAATTGAAGCTTTGACTCAAAAAGTTGATGCTCTTAGTCAACCAAAGACAAGTGCACCTATTCAAAAGTCCGTTACTCATGTTGCTCCAGAAGCTCATCCTTTAAATGGACAAGCAAACGGTCAAGATGATTTTATTGACTCCCCCGCTTTGATCCAAAAAGCTATGAACGAATTGCAAAAGAGCAACGATAAGGCAAGACAACATGATTTAAGTCGTGCAGTATCTCTTTTGACAATCGGTGCAAATCCCTCTGATATTCGCAAACAATATAATCTCTAGGAGCCACACATATGTTCGGTTTACCACAAAATAATGACATGGTCAATATCAGCGATTTAGTTCGTTTGAATGATGCCATCCGTAAAGCTACACCTGGTTTTGTTGGGTATCAAACCCCCGCACAAATGGGCGATGGCTCTCTTTCTCCTCTTGCTCTTCAAAGCATCGAACCAAATCTTGCGATTGCTACCTTCCAAACAAAGCACCTCACTTTGTGGCAGAAATTAGCTAAGACAACCGCTAACAATTTTGTTCATGAATATACTTCCGTAATTGAAAACGGTCTTGACTCTTCCCCATTCATCTCTGAAGGTCAAGGCGGTAGCGATACTCTTGCAACAAATCAATCAGTATATGAACGCAAGTTTGTCAAGATCAAATTCATGGCTGAACGCCGTCAAGTTTCTGATATGGCCTCTATGCTTTCTCTTCTTGGTGGTAACTCAACCGCTCTCGCTGAAGAAACTGAAAGAGGTACCTTGACTCTTCTCAAGAAGATGGAAAAAGCCTTATGGTTTGGTGATGAAGATGTCAATCCTGATGGCTTTGATGGTTTGATCAAGCAAATTGAACGCACAAGCGGTGCAATCGTTGATGGTCAAGGTCGTCCTTATCGTTCAAATACATGGGATTTAGAAGGTAGTGCACCTACAATCTTGTTACTCCAAGAAATCCTTGGTGCAGTATACTCAAGCCCAAATTTCGGTGAACCTGATACTATCTATGTAACTCCTAATGTTTATGCCGAATTACAAAAGCAATTCAATGAACAAGGTCGTTATGATATTTCCGTAAGCGGTAATTCCATTGTTGCAGGTGTTAAATCAATCACCGTTATGGCTCCATATGGTCCAGTAGAAATTGTTTCCGCTCCATTCTTAGAAAGATCTGAAAAGCCTAATTCAATTGAATTGGCTGGTCATGGTATTGTTGCATCTTTCGGTACACAACCAACCGCAAGTGCTGATGCAAGTGGCAAGAGCAAATTCAAAGCTGGTGATGCAGGTTTCTACAAGTATGCAGTAGTAGCCGTAAACAAGCTTGGTATGACCTTGCCTATCGTTTCTGATGCCGTTCAAATTGCATCAGGTGATAAAGTAAGCATGAAGATCAGCCGTAGTGGTAATCCCGCAATCTCTTATCGTTTATATCGTACCGCTAAGGCAAGCTCAGCAAATGCAGTCAATACCGATACTCTCAAGTTCTTGATGGAAGTATCCGCAAGCCAACTTGAAGGTAACAACTTTGCTGATGTAAATCACTTCATGTATGGTTGCTCATACATTGTTTTTGCAAACCATGATCCA